CTTAGGTAAAATTAAAGAAACACTAGGCATCGAATTGTCAGAGCAACTTGCTCTAGCAGAGATGAAACTAGAAAACGGAACAGTTTTAGAAGCTGAGGAATTTGCTGAGAAGCAAGAAGTATTTATTAAAACAGATGAAGATAAAGTACCTCTACCTGAAGGTTTGTATGAACTAGAAGATGGCAGAACTTTAGTAGTAATTGAGGAAGGATTAATCGACAGTATTAAATCAGAAAGTGAAACAGATATGAACGAAGAAAACCAAGTAGTAGCAGAAGACCAAGAAGAAAAACAAGAAATGGGATATGCTACAAAAGAAGAGCTTAATGAAGTAAAGTCTATGATCGAAGAAATTAAAGCTATGATCGAAGACAAATCAGAAGAGCCAGTACAAGAAGAAATGTCAGAAGTAGAAGAAGTTACAGAGACAGAAGAAAAAGAAGAATTAAAAGAGGAGTTATCTAAGCCTGCTGCAGAACCTATTAAGCATAGTCCTGAAGGAGAAGCAGCAACTAAACAACACCTATACGCTCAAAGCAGAGCTACAACTACTTTCGACAGAGTATTAAGTAAAATTTCAAACATCAATAATTAAAATGGCAACAACAACAAGTATCACAACTACGTACGCAGGTGAGTTTGCAGGGGAGTACATCTCCGCAGCATTACTTTCTGCTAGTACTATCGAAAACGGTGGAATTACCGTGAAACCAAACGTGAAGTTTAAAGAAGTAATCAAAAAAGTAGACACTGACGCAATAGTAAAAGACGCTACTTGTGACTTTGATCCTACCTCTACTATCACGCTTACCGAAAGAGTATTACAACCTGAATTTCAGCAAGTAAACCTACAGGTATGTAAAAAAGATTTTCAAAACGACTGGGAAGCTGTTCAAATGGGGTATTCAGCACATCAAGGACTGCCTCCTAAATTTTCAGATTTCTTAATCAGTCACGTAGCTGCAAAAGTAGCACAGAGAACAGAGCAGTCTATTTGGGCAGGAAATACAGCTACAAATGGACAATTTAATGGATTATCTACTTTATTAGGAGCCGATGCTGATTTACCTGTAGCAAATGAAATTGCAGGTACTACAGTCACTGCTGCTAACGTAATCACTGAGCTAGGTAAAATTGTAGACGCTATTCCTTCTACACTATACGGAAGCGAAGACTTAAACATCTACGTTTCTCAAAACATTGCTAGAGCGTATGTAAGAGCTTTAGGTGGATTTGGTGCAGCAGGATTAGGTGCTGCAGGTACAAACGCTATGGGAACTCAATGGTGGAATAATGGTTCACTTACTTTTGACGGTGTTAAATTATTCGTAGCTAACGGTCTTGCTGATAATGATGCTATTGCAGCAGAAAAATCTAACCTTTTCTTTGGTACAGGCTTATTAGCTGACCACAATGAAGTTAAAGTATTAGATATGGCTGACCTTGACGGATCTCAAAACGCGAGAGTTGTAATGAGATTTACAGCAGGTGTACAGTATGGTGTCGTTGATGATATCGTAACTTATGGTATTGCTAACACAGCTAATAATCCATAATAAATAATAATTAACTAACTAAAGGGGTAGGTGAGCCGATGAGCCTGCCTACCCTTTTTTAATACAAAAAAATATGGCTTGTGATTTAAGTTTAGGGAGAAAAGAACCGTGTAAAGATTCGGTTGGAGGTATTAAAGCTGTATACTTTATAGACTTTGATGACATTACTATTGCGTACGATACAACGGACACGGATTTAGTAGACGATCTTGGTACAGTTACAGCATACAAATACGAATTGAAAGGTAACAGTAGCTTCGAGCAAGCTATTACATCTAGTAGAGAAAATGGTACTACTTTTTTCGATCAGACGTTAAACATTACCTTGAAAAAGTTAACTAAGGAAGACCACAAAGAGTTAAAAATCTTATCTTATGGTCGACCTCATATAGTAGTACACGACTACAATGGTAACGCATTTTTAATGGGTGCAGAACACGGTTGCGAAGTGACAGGTGGGACTATTGTAACAGGGGCAGCTATGGGAGATCTTTCAGGATATACACTTACTTTGAATGCACAGGAGCAAGTTCCTGCAAACTTCTTAGAAGGTTCTACTGAAGCAGATCCATTTGATGGGCTTACTGGAACAGTAACAGTAACAGAGGGGAC